TAGTATTTACAACTGGCGTATCTGAAACTGCTGCTTCTAGTGCTACCGCCAAGATGACCCTGAGCTCAGCGGGCAACGTCGGCATCGGAACTACTTCGCCAACTGCAAAGCTTCACATAGCTAACGGTGGCGACGACACAAATGTTATTACGATGAGTCAAGGCGCAAACTACCGAAACTCTATTCAAAATTTGCATTCTGGTTCAGCCGCTAATGCGCGAATGAGCTTCTTCGTCCACAATGCAGCAGATAGTGAAATTAATGTCATGTCACTTTATGGCGATGGTGATGTTGATGTTGAAGCAGGTGACCTATTCTTTTCCACAGCAGGTAAAGGTATTGTATTAGGTGCAACAAGTAATACGGATGCAAACACACTAGACGATTATGAAGAAGGCGATTGGACGCCGACCATTGGGACGGGAACCACGGTGAGTACAGACGCCGCATACAACACTGGTTTTACCGCAGGTAAGTACACCAAAGTGGGACGAATTGTGCATTGCTCCGCCACACTTCGATTAACCGACAAAGGCTCGCAATCGGGAAACATTTCAATTCTGGGGCTACCCTTTGCGAGCGCCAACAACGTCGGTTCCAGAGCGACATGGAGTTCTTGGTTCCACGGCGGTGCTGATATAGACTTGTCGGGAGATACTGCTGGCACAATCATGATGTACCAAGCGCACAATACCTCGCACATTTTAGTCCGTGTCATGGACCCAGCTGGCACAGCAGGGGAAAATGTGGCGTTCGCGGACATCAGCAACACAGTATACGTACAAATCAGCGGCAGCTACGTCGCAGCATAAAAGGATAAAATTATGGCATTAACAGAAGAACAAATTGAAGACAAAATTGAAGTTGTGGGTGAGCACCGGATAGTTCAAGTGCGTACCGCAACTGTTATCAAACGTGATGGAGTAGAGATTAGTAGCAGTTTTAGTAGGCACGTTGTTGTCCCCGGCCAAGATGCGAGTGGGGAGAGCGCAGAAGTGCAAGCGGTGATTGCTGCGGTGCATAGCGACGCCGTTGTGGCAGCCTACGAAGCGAGTATCGCAGAGTGACCCTAACAAAAGCATCAATTGCTGGTCGTCTACGCAACACCGACCACCTTGAAATTCAGGCGAAAAAGGATTGGTACGCCGCTTCAAGCAAAAGCAAAACGGTGTATACCGCAGCGGTCACGGCGGGTAAAGGCTACGTCGCGGGGTAAAGGAATAGATACATGCCGCTGACAAAAGTCCCGTTTAGACCTGGAATTAATCGTGAGAGCACTTCTTTTGCAGACCAGCAAGGGTGGTTTGATTCGGATTTAATCCGCTTCCGCAAAGGACGCCCTGAGAAAATAGGGGGTTGGTCCAAGGTCAGTGGTTCGTCCGTCATCGGAACGGTACGGTCTCTTAAAAACTGGGTCACCCTTGGTGCTTTGAAACTTATGGGGGTGGGGACAACCTCGAAGTTCTATATAGAGCAGGGCGGCAACTATAACGACATTACCCCGGTTCGAAGCACTGCTACCTTGGGCGCGAACCCCTTCACCACGGGAAGTGCCGGTTCCGGGGAGATTACCGTGGTTGCGGTAGGCCACGGAGCCGCCGAGGGCGATTATGTTACTTTTAGTGGTGCAACAACCGTCGATGGTCTGACAATTGCTGATTTAAACAAAGAGCAGGTCATAACCGATATCGTGTCCGCCAACAGTTATACGCTGGACACGGGCGGTAGCGCGACTTCTGGAGCAACGGCAGGCGGCGGCTCCGCAGTGATCGCGAATTACCAGATTCACATTGGTGTTGAGTCTCTCTCTCTAGGCCCTGGTTGGGGGGCTGGTTTCTTTGGCGGCGAGACCCTTACATATTCCCAGACAACCCTGGACGGGGGGATAAATGCCAGCGTCACTTCGATAGACCTTACGTCTGCCTCTGATTTTGAAACGGCGGCATCGACCACAAGCGCCGCCGTCGCGGTTGTAGACACTGTCATTAATGTCACAAGTTCCGCCGCCTTTCCCGCAAAAGGCACCGTCACGATAGACAGCGAGAACATCATATACGGGACGAATGTAAGCAACATTCTTGGTGATATCACACGGGCTGCCGATGGAACCACTACTGCAATTCACGCCAGCGGCGCTACGGTGACTTTTGTTGGTCTGATAGAGATAGACGAGGAGTTGATCCAGTACACGGGAAAATCCAGCAATGATCTGGATGCGGGTGTTGTCCGCGGTACAAGGGGGACCACCGCTGCGGCGCACGCTGATCTCGACATAGTCAAGGAAGCTAATGGCTTTTATGGCTGGGGGGAATCTGTGGCTCCGTTCACGGCGGGGGAAATCCGGCTCTGGTCGCAAGATAATTTCGGCGAGGACCTTATCCTCAATGTGCGGGATGATAACGTCTACTATTGGGATGCAACACTTGGCTTGGGTAACAGGGCGTCAGCCTTGAGTAGTCAGTCGGGTGCTTCTGACGCGCCGACGACAGCCCGTCAGGTAGTTGTCTCGGACACAGACCGGCATGTAATCGCGCTGGGGGCAAATGCCCTTGGTACCACGGCGCAAGACCTTCTTCTTGTCCGCTGGTCCGACCGGGAAAACGCGGTTAATTGGACGCCCACTGTAACTAATACAGCCGGTTCTCAGCGTCTCTCGGCTGGATCGGAGATAATTACGGCTGTCGAGACCCGTCAGGAGCTTCTTATATGGACCGACTCCTCTCTTTCCAGTATGCGTTATGTCGGGCCTCCCTTTACCTTTTCGTTTAACCTTCTGGCGAGCAATTCTTCCATAATTTCCCCCAACGCGGTGGCGGCTGTAGGGGACCGGGTTTTCTGGATGGATACGGAGAACTTCTTTGTGTATGCGGGGCAAATACAGACCATCCCCTGCACCGTTCTTCGGTATGTCTTTGACGACATAAACCAGTCCCAGAGAATAAAGTTCTTTGCCGGGTCCAACCGGATGTTTGACGAGGTCTTCTGGTTCTATTGCTCTGCCGATAGTGACGACATAGACCGTTACGCAAAGTTCAATTACGTGGACAACACCTGGGACATTGGCTCTATGTCACGAACCGCGTGGGTCGATTTCGGTCTCCACGACAAGCCCCGTGCCGCAGGGGTCGCTAGTAGCCTCAACTACATCTACGACCACGAAACAGGGACCACGGCAGATGGTGTGGCTATGTCCCCGTTTATTGAATCTTCTGTCTTCTCTATTGGCGACGGAGACCGGTTTGCCTTTGTAAGTCGGATTATTCCGGACATAGACATAACAAGTTCGGATTCCGACACCTCCGTAAATTACGTGCTGAAGACCCGTAATTTTCCTGGCGACACCCTTGCTACCAACTCCACGAACGCCGTCACAAGCACCACGCAACAGTCTTTTGTCCGGTCTCGGTCACGTTCGGCGGTGCTTCGGGTCGAGAGCAGCGCGGCTGATGTCGCTTGGACCTTGGGCGACGTGCGGTTGGACATCCGACCGGATGGGGGTCGCTAGTGGCAAGGTTACTGGAAACCTCCCTTCCGTTGGTAACACCGGAATACGACTTTGATACGATGATGCGCCTTGTTCGCACTCTTGAGGACGCCCTCACCCGCATTGAAATACCCGCTGTCATTAGCGGGGAAGACGACACCAATGGCCTGAACTGGTTTATGGACTAATGGCTTCTGCATACAAGAACATCGTCACTATTGTCGGGGCCACGGGGGATGTGACCGCTTACACCTGCCCAGCGGCCACCGTTGCGCTGGTAAAAAACATAAACATGTACAATAGCCATACGGGAGCGGTGGTGGTATACTCCAAAATAACCGATAGCTCCGCTTCGGTAACGGTGATCTTGCAGAAGGTCACGATGGCTACTTTGGCTTCGTCCTCTGCCACCGCAGACGTGTCGCTCGCAGGTCCTTTTGTTCTTGATCCCGGAGACACGCTCGTTTTCAATTGCGATGTTGCGTCGAAGATTCAGGTCTTTGCGAACGTATTGGAGCTATCGTGATGCTACAGCAAACATATACCCCATCAAACACCGGTATTGAATCTTTCATTCGCGCCTCTGCGGCTTATGATCTTGCCCCGGTTGGTATCGGCTCCATGCAGGAGCAGGCGGATCGGTTGGCGGAATTCGGCAGAAATGGAGACGTTTACGTTGTCCACGCTGCCGAGGGCGAGACGGTCATTCCGACGGAAGTTTTAGACGCAAATCCCCAGGTCAAGGAGATGCTGTTCGCGCAGATGCGTGACATGGGGTTGAACCCCGATGAATACGTGGTGGGGAGCGAGCTTAATAGCATTAACCCCGATACTGGGATGCCGGAGTTTTTCTTCAAGAAGATCTTCAAAAGTGTTAAAAAGATCATCAAATCTGCGGCACCTCTTATCGTGCCTCTTATAGGCAACATGATTTTGCCGGGTATCGGCGGTATTCTGGCGTCGGCGGTATACACGAAGGCCACCGGGGGCTCCTGGGGAGATGTCCTGAAGGGTGCTGCCATGTCCTACCTTGGCGGGGCCGTGTATGAGGGCTTCACGGCACCTACTGGGACAAGCTTTGGCGCGGGCTTTTTGGGCGGGCTCAAGGCCCCCTACCATGCCTTATCTGATATCCCAGGCTCTTTTAATCGGGGGATCCTTGGAAGTGAGGGCTATACGTCGTTGTACCCGGCCCCAGCACCTGCTGGCGCGGCGGATGCTGGTGCGGTTTCCAATGAAGTAGCTACCGCGGGTCTTGGCCCGAGCCCGAAGGTGACAACTACACCGTTGCCCGGCAGCACCTCCGGAATTGCCTCCCCTATAAAACCTGTGGACTTTATCCAGCCAACTGCCGCTCAGGACAGCGGCTTTTTCGTCGCCGATCCCGCCGACGATTTTCTGATGCCCGTCTCGACAGCCGACCCAAGGGTTTTGGGAGAAGATTTAACTACCCTAGAGAAGTACGCCCCCTTGAGTCCGACCCAGGCGGGACAGGCGCGCGCCTCTTTAAACCCCGTAGCGAAGCTACGCCCCGTAGCGAAGCTACGCCCCGTAGCGAAGCCCAGTTTGCTGGAGGAGATATTCGGAGACAAAGGTAAAACTGTGGATAAATACATGTTTGGAGGCGGCAAATCTCCCCAAGAGATCCTGGAGGCAAGAATCGCTGCCGACAACGCCTATATGACAGACCACCGGGGCGGTGGACGCCTCCACGGTATGAAACCGACAAAGGCGGGGTTAGCGGAGGCCCGCGCAGAGGCAGGGCCTAATATCTATCAGCGATATGGTCCCACTACAGCCCTTCTGGGCGTTGCCGCGTACGCAGGAGGGGCGTTTGACGAGCCGAAACGCGATCCCGGAATGTCCGACGAAGCGTGGGAAAAGAAGAAGAAAGAGTGGGCCAAGAACAAATTATTTGCGGAAAATCCGGGAGATTATGTCATTCCTAAAGATGCCCTGAACCCGTACAAGTTCGGTAACCAGTATGCCAATAGCGGCGGACTGATGGAGCTTCCGCCACGGCACATGAATAATGGCGGCGCAGCGCAGTATCCGCGCCGCGAAATGCTTGTAGAGGGCCCCGGAACCGAGCGCTCCGACGACATTCCTGCAATGCTTTCGGACGGCGAATTTGTCCTGAATTCCCGCTCTGTGCGGGGTGCGGACCCTACCGGTCAAGGCAACCGCTACCGGGGGGCTCAGAATCTCTACAACATGATGCGTAACTTTGAAATGAGGGCGTAGCCATGGTCGATAGAACTTATTCAGAACAAACTGTCCGCGAAGCCCCGGAAATCGAGGCCTATAAACTAGGTCTTTTAGAGTCAGGTAAAGACCTTGCCAGTACACCACTAAATCTTCCCCGGCAACAAGTCGCCTCCCTGTCCCAGTTGGAGCAGGGGGCTGCCGGACGGGCGGGGCAGGCCGGGGGTATTGGCGGATACCGGGGGTTGGCGCAGAGCGGAAGAGGTACCTTGGGAACCGGAATAGGCACCATGGGCCAAGCCATGGGTGCCTTGGGTCAGGCGGGAAGCACTCTTGAAGGGTCTTACGGGCAGTATTATGGCGGTGGGCCGGGTTATACGGCGCAGGGTTTTGATCCAAGTAGTGTGTCCTCGTACATGAATCCTTATGAGGATAAAGCTGTACAACAGGCTTTAAGCGACATCCGAAGAGAAGGCACCATTGCAGGCAACCAGCAAAATGCTGCCGCCGTACAGGCAGGCGCTTTTGGGGGTTCGCGTCAAGGTTTGCAGTCTGCCGAGCTAGGACGCAACGTCCTAGAGCAACAGGCAAGGTCTGCCGTTGGCATGCGCCAATCGGGTTATCAAAATGCCATGCAGCAGGCGCAGAGTGATTTTGCCGACCAACAGCGCCGTGCTCAAGGACAGAGCCAGTTTGTCGCGTCGCAGGGGCAGGGAGCCTATGAAAACGCAATGCGTCGCCAGCAAGCCGCGGCGCAGCAGCAGCAAGGCATTGCTTCCATGTATGGCAACATTGGACAAGCCCAAGCAAACATGGGCGTACAGCAGTTGAGTGCCGCACAGCAGGCTCAAATGCAGGGTCTACAGGAGATGCAGGCAATGCAAACCCTGGGTGGTCTGCAAAGGCAAACCAATCAGGCGGCTTTGAACACTGATTACCAGAACAAGCAGCGTCAGATGTACGAACCAATGACGCGCCTGTCCTGGTTGAGCGACATTTATAAAGGTGCGCCTTCCAGTACTTCTTCGATTGGTTCGCAGGTTTCTCCTTCTGCTCAAGCCCCCTCCATGTTTCAGCAGTTCGGTGCTTTAGGAACGGGTCTTCTTGGGGCGACGGCTGCCGCTAAAGCTGGCGGTTTATTTTAAAAAGGGTTTTATGATGCCGGGTGTATATGATCGACGGATGTTTCGGATGGCAAATGGCGGGATGATGCCCCCCCAGGGTGAAATGATGCCTCCCCCGGGAGGTGAGATAATGCCCCCGGAAGGCGGGATGATGCCCCCCCAGGGTGAAATGATGCCCCCGGAAGGCGGGATGGATCCGGAGATGCAGAGGATTTCCCAAGAGATTGATAGCATGCCCCCGGAGATGCAGCAGGCGGAGGCCGCGAAGTTCTTCCAGCAGGCCATGTCGTCCGAGGTCGGAAACGCTGTTGATCAGGAAGTGGGCCGAAGCATACAGAATCTGGAAAATGCGGGCGGCTTCAGAGACATTATGAACGCTGTCTGGGACGAGGACGCCGACGTTGAAGCGTACCGCTCACGTCTTGCAGAGGTCGTCGGACCAGAGGACGCTGCCCGGACACCCGATTCTGTACTCGCTCTCGTGCAGCCCACTCTTCAGCTTGCCCAACTGGATCAAGGCATTGGTGCCCTGATGCAGGAGGAGCTTGCAGAAGTTGGCGGCATGGGTGGCGGCATTGCGGAACTTTCCGTGAAGGGCGCGGTAGCCGACGGCATGTCCGCCGAAACAGGGGCACTGGTCAACGCGGTTGGCGGCATGGCCCAAGGGCCCGTCGGCCCGCCGATGGCTCCCGGACAAGGGGGCCCGCCGATGGATCCAGAGATGATGCAAGCCATGATGCAAGGTGCAGGGCCCACGGGCCAAGGCATGGTCTAACAGGAGTTAATCATGGCTGTCCCAAGAACTACCGCGTTCGGGAATGCTTATAGAACTTTGGGTTCGCAGGATCTCGGGTTTAAAACCGACTGGGACGCCGTCCGCGACCAAGAAGCCGAGTTTAAGGCTTATCTGGGCACGACGGACTACGCCGCCCAGAACAAGGAAGCGACAGATTTTGCCAAGCTGCAATTTGCCCTGTCCCTGATGGGCCGCGGCTTTGCTGCCATGGGTGCG